TACACTCTATTGGAATTCTAGCATTATCCCCGTGCCTCTTGTTACCCAAGCGGTGCCCGGCACACCCACCGCCCCCTACCCATCACTTGGCACCGGCACCCCCGCCTCCAACGGACCAATGGACGGTTGTGCCTTCGAACTTTTTATCTCCAACGCTTTCTATACGAACGTCCAAGACTATCGCCTTGCCCCCTACTCCGGCACACCACCACTCGGCTATGTCCCCAACGGCACACCGCAGTATCCCGGCGATGCGAGTATCAACTATCAAAAGGTGTATTGGGCGTTAGCACAAGATTTTGCGTGTGTGGATACGATGTGGTCCCCTATTGCCTCCCTAGTCTTCACCTCTCAGTTGATGCCTATCTTTAAGGAGACGCAGAGCGACCCCACATTTCTCAGTGGCTCAAACGTCGGCAATTCTACCGTTACATCGCCCTCCGCCTTCCAACCTATTATAACGGACGTAGAGCTCAACCTTGCGGATAAGGGTGCCGATGCCTACCGTGGGTTTATCTTCTACGAGCCACAAGCCGAATACCGTCTAGCCGATGTAGCCGGGCAGGGACCACTCCGGTCGCTAGATACGCAGTTGTGGTGGAAGGCTCGTCTAGACGGGCAGTTGTATGCCGTGAATATGTTTAACCTCTCCTCGGTGAGTATCAAGATGATGTTCCGCAAGAAGACGGCACGGAGCAAGTTCGCAGACCTTTGAAAAGCGTATCCTTCCGTTTTTTTGCCACCCGCAAAAGTGTTGTTAAAAACGCCCCGTCCCCCCCCGGATTTTTTGAGATTGAATTAATTAATTCAGCGTCAAACAATCTCGTCCGCCAAGATATACGAAGATGTCCGCCGATATTGAGAAACTGACCGTAATGGACGGGCGTATCGTCCAGTCCCGCCCGAAGTATGCCGTTGAGAAGGGAGCCCTATCATTAACCAACGCTCCGTTCAACGCAATCGCTGCGACGCAGTCCCAAATGACCTTTAACGTCTATGTCCCGAGCGAGAACGTCTTTGTAGATAGGAAAATTCAGTGGTCCGTCGGTTGCTATCAGCAATTCACGGTCACGAAGGTAACACCCACCTCCGGTGCTGCTGCGACGTGGGCGTCTAATAATCCCATTCTAGAGCCCGGCGTAGATTTTGCCCTTACGGCGTTCCCCATCAACTCCCTCTGCTCCACGCTCTCCGCCACCATCAACGACACCACGGTTGTCCTCAACTCGCAGGATGTGCTGAAGGAGGTGCTCCGCCTAACGGACTACAAGAAGAACCGCCTTGTCCGCACGGCACCCACGATGCTAGACAAATACGCTCAGTATGCGGACGCTGCCGGAGCGAACAATAACCCGCTCGGTGGCGAACAGGACGGCACGGACTATGACAACGTCCAAAACGGTGCCTACTCCGCTCTATGGTTCACAGATAGTGCCGGTGTGGTCGGCAACGGCTACACCTACACTGCTCCTTCCGGCGGTGTTTATCCCGTTATTACGACCCCGACGTCCAATCCCGGTCCTAACGCCGGTGCGACCGCCGGTAGCATATGTGTCCTCGGCACTGTTTCGGGCTCTACTCCGGCTGCCGGTGATGCTATCCCCGTCTATGTCTATTGGGAGGCGACGGAGCCGATTGTGCTCTCGCCCTTTGTATTCAGCGACCACTGCGAGTGGGACACGGGTCTCTTCGGCATCAATAACATTCAGTTGATTGCGAACATTCAACCGGCGTCGCAGTTACGCACGTTCCGCAACTCGTGGCACCGTGGCTCTATGATTACGCCCGGCTCCCTTGCCTTCAACACCTCGGTCCCAAGCGGTGTCTTCCGTAACACGACGCTCAACGTTCAGTTCCTCACGCCGTCGCTTGATGTGCCACTGCCACCGAAGTCCGTCGTGCCGTATATGGAGTTCCCCCGTTACATCTCTCAGCCCGGCACTCAGTTGGCTCCGGGTGCCTCCACGCAGTTACAGTCGCAGACGATTACACTGCCGACTATCCCGGACCTACTGATTATCTATGTCAAGCCGGTCGGTGGCTACAACACGACCCCCACGGGTCTTGCGGGTGCCACGGCGAACCCCACGTCCGCCGACTACGGTCAGGGCGATTGGTATCTTGCGTGTGGGCAGACCACGGCGGGTAACACCGTCAATTCCCGCCCACTGACGGTCAATTTTGATAACTTCTCGGGTCTCCTCTCGTCCGTCACGAACCAAGAGTTATACAATATGTCGGTGAAGAACGGTCTAGATATGGATTGGAATACTTGGTCCGGCTTCGGCAAGAGCAGTGTCGCCAATCACGGTGTGCTGAACGTCACCGGCTCCGGCTCAACCGCCGTCTCCGCCATCACGACCCGCTACGTCGGTGCCCCCGCCCCGCTTGTTGGCTCACTGCTTGTCCTCAAGCCGTCGCAGGACATCACTCTACAGTCCGGACAGGCTCCATCGCTTGTGGGTAACTTCACGCTACAGTTCAATCTTACGGTCACGAACCAAAGCGACTACACGGTCACCCCGCAGTTGTATGTCATCACGGCGAACTCGGGCTTCTTTGAGAGCATTCGTGGCTCCTCTCGCATCATCAAGGGTGTGCTGAGCGAACAGGATATCATCTCCGCTCCCCTTGCCTCAATGACGACCCGTAGCGAACTAGACCGCCTAGTCGGTGCCGGTTCGTTCCACTCAATGGCGAACGTAGCCCACAAGGCGATGGACGCCTACCACAAGTCTAAGCCCGAGAGTGCTCCGGCGATGTCCGCCTCCGGTGGTCGCTCGGCACACGGCAAGTCTCTAAATGCCCGTCTAATGTAGAATGACCTTCCTAGAAATTCACCGTAAGTGGCGGTCAATCCTACGCTTACTCCGCACTCTAGACGCTGAAATTGCCCTTCTAACATCTATGCTAGAGGAGGCTAAGAGTGAGGCGGATACTATTGAATAATAATCTAAGTCCTTCATAAAATGGAGGTATTAGATTACATTGCTACTATAAAGACCTATGTTACCACAATACCGCAATGGCTAACGAGTTCGGTGAATAAGGTGATTTCTTCCAATCTCCCCGTATCTTCGTCGCCCGAGCCAAGTAAGACTTGCGATGAGCCGAAGCCGTCGGGTCCTTTAGCAGTGTGTAAAGAATGTGGTCGCCCATACCCGCCGAGCCAAACTGAATAAGTCGTCCCTCTTCGTTAGGGATTTGAAGTTTGTGGGTGCCGTCGTCCGCCCAACCAAGCAACTTATACGCTAAGCCCTTCGCCTTAGCCTTCCGCCGTGCCTCCGCAAGATATTCTTCCGGTGACACTTTCAACTTCCGTAGATGCTCCGCAAACTTAGCGTGGGGCTTATGTCCCGCACCTTGAACCGCCGTCCCCTTAGGTATATGTGCCCCTTTTTCAGCGTGGTTATAGATATCCATCATAGTCTTATAGGTGAAGTCCTTAACCATATCAAACGCCACCTTATTAGCAGAATTGACTATCTTCTTATTACCGCCGTGTATCATATTGTGGAAATAGGGGTTATTGATATCGTAGCCAAACTTGTCCTCATAAATCTTACCGCTTGGGTCAGTCTTATTGAGTTGCTCTATGAGTTTAGTGCGACGTTGTATCATTGATGTGCGACGAGCCTCCCAAGTCTCCGCCGGAATGTAAGCAGGTAGTCCCGCCTTCTTGAGTGCTTCATCTTCATACGCAGGAGCATTCTTATTCTTTTCTAAGTATGCTTGGGGGTTCTTGAATACTACGGGGTTTTCTCCTTCTATCTTCTTATACACTGCGTCCATTCCCATTTTCACACCTTCCTCTACGGCTTGACCCGCCCACTTAGACAGTGGCTCCGGTATTAAAAGAAACCTTTGAATGAATAATTCGGTAGCAAGACCAAGACCCTTGGCAAGTATCGCTTTTATACCACCTTTACCTATGGCTTTGAACCAACCAATAGCACCCGCATTGTCCTTTTCTAATCCTGCTACAACAATGTCTATGTAGGCTTTTTCGGCTAAGAAGCAGTCCGCAGGGTCCATAGGTTCTCCGTTGCTTATCTCAGGGAACGGGCAAGGTTGTTTGGTGTATAAACCCGCTTCTTCCGCACCGGTTGTCGTAGCGTGTTGCCATACCCATTTTGTATTGACCGTTGCTCTCCATTGGCTCGGTGGTATAATTTCATCTAGTGGTCCCGGAGCCCGACGTGTAGCGTGGTCTGCCCGAACACGCCACTGCTTACACACCGGTCTATCTAAATCTACACCGGTTTGATAACGAGTGGCTTTCACATCACTCTCCTTATCTTGCGGACACGGCGAGTTCCACTTATCACCTACATACTTCCACCACGATGCTAGATTATTTTCTTCAGTATCGCCTTCATAATCAACCGTTAGTAGTTTTTGACTACAATCTTGCTTTACTTTTTCTAGCATTTCTTCGTATGTATAACCATACCATTCCCACGATTTCAGTTCGTCTTCACCTAGAGCCAATAATATCATTTCGCCTCTTCTAACGAAATTTCGTTTATTATCTATTGTTGGGAAGAATTGGTATAAAGTTTCATACTCTCCCGTAGGTTTGCCTATGTTTTTTCCAGTAGAACCGTATTTCGGTATCTTACCCGCAATAAATCTATCTTTCTTTGGGTCTTTTCGTGTAAGTCTATCGCTTACACATTGGTCCATCCACTGCTCTAATGTTTTGCCACCGGGCGGTTGGATTACACTCTCCTTTTCACCGGGCACGGGAGGCAGTGGAGAAGTGGGGTCAATGTATTCGTAATTCAACGCACGGCATTCAGTGCTCCACGAGCCGGTGCCTACACTTTTAGCACAAGTGCCTAGTTTGTTATTGAGACTTAGTTTTTCGTCGTAATCCCACTGTCCGCCGAGTTCATCTTCGCATTCATACTGAGTGTATAGACGATGCGACCTTGTAACGCTTGATACACCGATGTTTTTACACGAGGCAGGAGCAGTTTCTGTTGGCTTAGGAGCAGTTTCAGCCGTGTTTATTGTAGCACAAACATCAGTTAATGATACTGACCCCTTTTTACATACCCCACGCATTCCCGATTGTGTGACATAAGTTCCACCTAGAGCATCGCAGTCTGCTTTTGTGTAGTATCGTTCGCTACGGTCCGCACTAGGGTAGCCATAATACATTCCATCTTCATCTTTCGCCATACAATCATCGGGGACCACCGGATTTGGATTTGCTTCGTTCTCTTTTTGTCGTTTAGTATTTGTATTACACACTTCATTATCGTTCAATACGGCACAATTCGTGCTATACCAATAGGGGTCATCTTTACTCTTTCCGCAAGTATATCGTGGGTTTGTGCCGGGTGATACCCCGTCCCAATAATAATAACCACCTAGGCGGTCTTCACAGTCTTGTTTTGTATATACACGAACTGTCCTATCACCTGCTTTGGGCTCACCGTAATCACGGCATTCTATTGGGACTTCAGCATACCCATTTTCACATTGACGTTCGTTAGAAGTAGGACCGCTACTAGGATTTATCTTCGGCACTAATCTAGTCTCCGTAGGACCCGTGTAGCCCGTAGCACCCGTAGGACCCGGCTCGGGCGGACCCGATGGACCCGATGGACCCGTTTCGCCCGTAGCACCCGTCTCGCCCGGTGGTGGTGGTGGCGGACCCGTAGGACCCGTGTTACCCGTGGGACCCGGCGGTGGCTTAATCCCACACGCCTCATCAGTTGTGTTATAGCAGTTGCCATCAAAATAGGTGCCGTTGCTATCAGCACATTCCTTCTCCGTAAGGGCACAATCAATACCGCCCTTGAGGTGCCGAATGAGTGCTTTGGTGTGCTTGTGCTTACCACCATACATACGACCACTTACGCTCTTAGACAAGTCCTCGAACCGGTCTAGTTTATGAGACCACAACCCCTCATAGCCACTTACAAGCAGTTTAGCGTAAGGATTTGCCCACGACGCCCAATCATACCACGCATACGGCACACTTGGTAG